TCATAGAACTTCAGCATAGTCTTGGCAAACATATCTCTTGGTTCGCCACAGGCCTTAGCCCAATCTTTAAATCTCTCTGGTGGAACTTTGATATACCCAGTTTCGCACTGCGATACTAAAGTCTTTGCTCTATCAGGGTCTAACCCCAGCTTTTTACACAAGTCTACTTGTGTTAGTCCTTTTTTTGTCCTCAAGCCTACCAAGTACGTATTAATTTTATCTCTTGTACCTTCATCCTTAATAACATGGCGTATTTTCTTAGTAGTCATTGGTTCTTGCTCTTGCTTATTACTAATGGGCGTAACTTTAGCCGAACTTATAGTATCAACGCAAGGTTTTGAGTCCAGTGGTCCACTGTTTATTGTCTCAACCATTAGAAATCCCCATTAATAATGGAAATCGCTATTACTGCTAATGGAATAAGACAAATACTCCACGACAATATACTTAGTAACATCTCTGTTGCTCCTTCTGTTAGTATTACTTGAAGTTATGCTTAGAGTTTTATCTATAGACCAGCGTTGGTCTTGTGTTTAGAAAGACAATATTATTATTAATATAAAACACAGGACATTCACTGGGCATAGTCATTGCTATGGTTTCTTTCTATAGTCATAACTCTTAGTCTTAACTCTTAGTTGTTAGACTCATAGATGTAAGTCTACAATAGTGGCCTCTAAATGCGTGCTCCCAGTAACTCTAGGAAAAGTAATTTTCTATAATTGTTATCTGGTTCTGGAGATGTTCCAAGTCTAGTTGGGTTACATCTTCAACTTCATCCAAGCAACAAGCAATAGATATACTTGCTTCTCCTAATGCTTCTAATGCTTTTTCTTTTGTAGGTTTTATAATAACTTTAGTCATTATGCTTTCCTCCAAGCTGTTACTAAAAAATCTAAATCCTCATGATTGTGTTCTAATGCTTCTTCAGGAAGATAGTCTGCTAATATGCTATGAGTTTTACCTCCGAACCAAGCACAACCATCTTTTGATTCCATAGGTTTCCAACCACCCTCACGTATATCTCCATGAATAGTTATCTCATCATCCTGTAGTTCTATTCCATACTTATCTAAAAAGTTTTCTTTCAGAAGTTCAAGATATTCTTCTTTACTCTCTGCTTGTAATTTATTACCTCCAAAAGTAACAGTAATAGTTGAAGTATAGTCTTTGGCATCCATATCTTGAATGTCATCTATCACCTCCTTCCCTCGCTTTTGATAGCTCATATAACTATGCTCGTCTTTTTC